ATCGTGGGCAGTCTGGTTATTTCTTTTGGCCTGCTGTTCGCAAACATAAGGGTGATATTGCTGAAGCCTATTTGGGAGCGATTCAAAAGGTCTTGGATGGCTTGGCAGCTAAGGGAGCAGCGCAAGCGATAGAACGTGAGACGGTTGGTTTCGGCCCTCTGTTGAGTGATTCTATGAAAGTTATTTAGATAGTTGACTTTGGCTGTGGTTTCGCTACCCTGTAGATAGGGAGGCGTTCATGGTTGTCTATTTTGATTCGGTTAAGTCTGTCCAGCCGAAGCCGTTCGCATCGAATTGGGATGACCTCAAAGAGCGTTTGATGCATCATGAGGAGAATGCCCACAAGTCTGATGGTGCGTTGTGGTCGCCTGTTGAGTATCACCAAGGTAGGACTAGAGGCAACACTGCTGTTCGGTTCATTGAAGCGTTGGTGGTTGACATGGACGGTGAGTCGTTTGCCAATGCCAATCTTGATGGGTTTGAGTATCTTGCCTATTCCACATATTCGCATCGACTAGATGATCCTCACTATCACTTGGTTCTGCCGATGGCTGAGCGTGTGCCAGCAGGATTGTGGCGAGCGATATGGGGTGAACTGCATGAACGCCTCAACCTTCAAGGCGACCCTGCGACCAAAGACCCTGCTCGTATCTTCTATCTTCCACAACATGCACCAGATCAACCTTGGGAGTTCCACGAACAATCAGGCAGATTCATTGACACAAACTTTGAATACGAACCTCTACCAAACCCAACACCTGCGTCACCACGCCAATCGGCTCAACCTCGACGTAGGCGCACTGTTCGTGTTGAGATGGATAATGCTTGGTGGGATGCTGCAAAACCCATGACACAGTATTCACACCTTGAAGGTCATGCGTTGTGGAAAACAATGGCAGATGATTTCCGTGTGATGGTTGCCGAGTACCGAGAAGCCGTGCGCTTGGCAAGTCAGGATGTCATCTAGAATTGTTGCATGGCTGGCGAACGCACCTTTGTTGTCAAGTTCATTTCCGATGTTCAAGGTGCGCTTAAAGGAATTAAAAGGGTTGGCGATGATCTAGGTGGGATGGGGAGCAAACTTGCTTCTATATTGCCATCATTTAAGACTGTTGCTATTGCAGGCACGGCAGCCTTTGGTGCGGTTGCAGCGTCATCGTTCAAGTTGGTTCAGATGGCTTCCAATTTGGAAGAATCACAATCCAAGGTCAACACCGTGTTCGGTGATTCAGCCGGTATCATCAACGAGTTTGCTGATACTTCTGCTCGCACGTTCGGTATTACTAAGCAAGCTGCATTGGAAGCCACTGGAACATTCGGTGCATTGATTTCAGCATTCGGTCTTGGTCAAGGTCAAGCATCAAATATGTCGGTCACATTGGTTCAATTAGCAGCCGACTTGGCTTCGTTTAATAATACGGATATTGAAAGTGCGATTGGTGCATTGCGTTCAGGTTTGTCTGGTGAAACTGAACCATTGAAGAAGTATGGCGTTGTTCTATCTGATGTTCTCCTCAAAGAAAAAGCATTGGAGATGGGATTATATGACGGCAAAGGTGCATTGGATGTAAAGTCAAAAGTTCAAGCGTCTTATGCGTTGATCTTGGAACAAACAGCAATTCAACAAGGTGATGTTGCTCGAACCTCGGAAGGGTTCGCCAACCAGATGAAGTTCTTGAAGGCTTCGTTGAGTGATGCTGCAACCGAACTTGGCACCATTCTGTTGCCATACTTCAAAACTTTTGTCTCGTTCCTCAACGACAACATCATTCCTGGTGTGATGGCATTTGCTGAAACTCTTGGTGAGAAGGGCGTTGGTGCTGCGATGGTTGCTGGTGTAGCAGCAATGGAGAACTTTGGAATCACTGCGGTGAATGTCCTTGAAGGTGCCTATGTTGCACTGCTTAACTTCACCCACGATCTATCCAAGACTGTGCGTATTTTGGCTGATGCTGCTGCACTTGGCTTCGGTTTACAAGGAAACATTGTTGGTGCAGGTAAGTCATTGGCTGTTGCTGTTGCAATGTCTAAAGTGCAGGATGCAACGAATACGGCGTTGGCTGGTGCTGGCGCAATGTTCGATGGTTTCCGTGCCAAGGTTTATGCTGCGCAGTTGCAGTTGGCTCAGATGAATCGTCCAGCAGGTGGTAGTGCTGATGCAATGGAGCGTCTTGCCGGATCAGTCAAGAAGATCGTTCCAGTGATGACTGAGGCTGAGAAGGCTGCTGCTGCGTTGGCTGCTGGGCTTGGTGCCGGTGGTGGTGGTGGTGTGGCTAAGACTGTTAAAAACGCAACTGAAAGGTTCAAGGAATACACGGATGCGTTGAAGTCAACCAACTCTGCACAAAAGGCGTTTGATAAAGCTCAGAAGGAGTCAATCAAATCTGGACAATCTTTGACTAAAGCCAATACTGATTTGGCTACAGCTCAGGCTGCGTTGGATAAGGCTGTTGCTGGGTATGGTGCCGATTCTCCACAGGCTAAGAAGGCTGCGAAAGATTTAGAGCAGGCTCAGCGTGGGTTGGAACGTGCAGGATACAACGTGGAGGGTTCGTTGTTTGCGATCAAGGATGCTGAGGAGGCGTTGAAGAAGGTTCGTGCTGATCCCGAGTCAACACCCCAAGCGATTCGTGAGGCTGAGATTGCGTTGGCTGAGGCGAAGTTGTCGAGTGCTGATGCGATTGATGCGCAGACTGAGGCGACTGATGGTTTGACTAAGGCAACTAGTTTGTTGAGTGATGCTGTTAATGGTGCGTCTATTGGTTCCGATATTTACAAAACTTTATCGGATGCCTTGACTGATGCGAAGAAGAAACAGGCTGATGCTAGTGAAGCTGTGGCTGATGCGATTGACCGTGAAGCTGAAGCATTAGAACGGTATAGCGATGCGTTTGATAAGGCTGGTCAGTTGGCTATCAAGTATCCAAAGATTTCTGCTGCAAATCCGATGTCTCCGTTTGCCAGTGGTATCCCTGCAACCGTGACAGGTAATGCGATGTCTTCGTTGCGTCCTGAGCAGATGTCGGGTGGGACGACTGTGGTTGTGCAGGCTGGTCTTGTTTCTTCGCCGGATGAGATTGCTGAGCAGATTAGTGATTTGATGAGTCGTCGTGCGCGTCTTAATGGTGGCGATCTAACGGCGTTCTTCTAATGGCTAAGGCAACCAAGTGGGGTTCAACATATAAGGTGTTGTTGGATGTGGGGTTCTTGGCTGATGCATTCACATTGGATTCCAGTTTGCTTGATGGTACTGATGTGTTGGATGGGTCAACAGACTTTGTTGATGTCACCGAGTATGTGACGAACATCAATATCAATCGTGGTCGTTCAACTCAACTTGATAACTTCCCGTCATCCAACTGCACCATCATTGCCGATGATCGTGCAGCTGCACGATACTTTGATCCGTTGAATACAGCGTCGGAATGGTATTCAGGTGGCACGGTTGGTATCGCACCACGACGCAAGTTCCAGGTGTACGGAGGTACAGCCGGTACCACAGCAATGTTCTCAGGGTTTGTGTACGACTTGAACATGGATTATGCCGAACCAAACCTGTCAACAGCAACAATCGTTGCCACTGATGCACTCGGCCAACTTGGTCAAACTGTGCTGACCGCATTCAACCCTTCTTCACAGTTGACCTCTGCGCGTGTGTCAGCGATCTTGGATCGTCCAGAGGTGGCGTTCTCGACTGCGTTGCGAAACATTGAGACAGGTATTGCGACGTGTGGAACGGTTGCGTATGACGATGCAACGAATGTTCTTACAGCATTGCAGGATGTGGCTATCGCTGAGGGTGGGCGTTTGTTTGTTAATCGTTCTGGGTTGGTTGAGTTTGATGCTCGGATTGCTGTGTCGTTTGGGACGGCTGTGGCTTCGTTTGGTGGTACGGCTGGGTTGCCGATTCAGTCTTTGTCAAATGTGTATGGGGCTGAGACGGTGTTGAATCGTGTCGCTGTGCAGATTGATGGTGGTACGGCTTCGTCGATTGCGTCTGGTACAGCGTCACAGGCTGAGTATGGGATCAAGGCGTTATCGTTGACGGGGGTTCCGTTGGCTACTGATGCTGCTGGGTCGGCGTTGGCGTTGTCGTTGTTGACTAGGTTCCAAGACCCTGTGGTCAGGTTCTCGGAGATGGATGTGTTGTTGAATGCGTTGACTTCTGCACAGCAGGCAACGATGGCAGGGTTGGAGATAGGCGACATCCTGTCGGTGACTAAGACTTTCGCTGTTGGCACACCGGCAACGGTCACACAAAATGTGGTTGTCGAATCCATACGGCACAGCATCAACCCGTCACGACATACAGTCACTGTTGGGTTGGGGCAAGTCCAACTGATCTTGCCGTTCGTCTTGGATACCTCACCGTTGGATTCAACCCTTTACGGTTTGACCTAGAATGGGAACACTATGGCAGGCTTAGGACGCAAAACATTCTCACCAGGCGATGTGCTGACATCAAGTGATGTCCAAGGATATTTGATGGATCAAAAGGTGATGGTGTTCTCAGGTACAGCAACACGTGACTCAGTCATCCCAAGCCCATCAGCAGGCATGACTTCATACTCAACTGCATACAACTTCATCGTGTACAACGGCACCTCTTGGGTGTCGGTATAGAATAGGGGCATCATGGCTGGATCAGGACGCAAAACATTCTCACCTGGAGACGTACTCACAAGTAGTGATGTTCAGAACTACCTAATGGATCAATCCGTCATGGTGTTCGCAGGTACAGCTGCACGGGCTTCAGCAATCCCATCACCATCAGCAGGCATGGTTGCGTACTCGACTGCAACATCGTTGCAGGTGTACAACGGAAGTGCATGGGTTGACTTGTCAACAGGATACGGTGCTGCTACAGGTGGCACAAGTTCATCAATTACGGATGGCGGAATAAGTTACACACTTTTAACTTTTAACTCAACAGCAACATTGACAGTTACAAAGGCTGGTTTGTTTGACATTTTATGCATTGCTGGCGGTGGTGGTGGTGGCAAAAATTCAACCCACGGCGCTGGTGGTGGTGGTGGTGGCGGTGTTACTAAAGCAACCGTTTATTTAGATGCAACAACATATAGTTTAGAAGTTGGTGGCGGTGGTGCCGGCTCAACAACAAATGGTATAAGTGGAACGGTAGGTTCAGCGTCGTTTTTCCCTGCAGGTTATTACATTGCTAGTGCTGGTGGCGGTGCTGGCGACGCTCAAGGTAGTTCAAGTAATATCATTTCCCGTGGTGCGTCTGGTGGTGGCAGTCGTGGTCTTACTGGCGGTGGTGGCGGTGAAGCAATCGCAGGCACACAAGGTAAGGCTGGCGGTGCTGCTGGCGGTGGGTTCAATGGTGGTGGCGCTGGCGGTGGTGGAAATCAAGCAGTTGGTAGTGATGCTGTCAGTGAAAGCGTCGGCGGTAATGGTGGTGCAGGTTTAACCACAACTTTTAACGGTGCATCAAATGTGTTTGGTAGCGGTGGTGGTGGACAGGGAAACACAACAGGTGGCACAGGTGGAACGAACGCAGCAAACGGCGGTACATCTGCATCAACACCTGCAAACGCAACAGCCAACTTTGGTGGTGGTGGCGGTGGCGCAAAAGGTGGTAGCGGTTCAAACGGTGGTTCGGGAGTAATTATGGTGAGGTTCAAGGTTTGATATGGCACATTTTGCGCAAGTAACTAACAATTTTGTTACACAAGTTATTATTGTTGACAACTCTGATTGTGCTGGGGGTTCTTTCCCCGAATCAGAACTAGCAGGTCAAACATATATTGCATCACTTGGCATTGAAGACGAATGGTTGCAAACAAGTTACAACAACAACTTTCGTGGAAGATACGCAGGCATCGGCTACACCTATGATGCTGATCTAGATGAGTTTGTTGCACCAGTAGTTGAGCCTGACTGATGTGTTCCGTTCTCGTTGGCTGATTGTTGCGCCTGCGCTTCTAGCTTCGATCTTTAGTTTCATTCCGTCAGCGTCAGCTGAGCCGGCACCAGGGTTGTCCACGTCGTACTACACGATTGATGTCGTTCCTCCTGTCATGTCTGACAGTGTGTATCCATTGTGTGGTTCGGAGGTTGAGAACAACATCAATCGAAGCTATGACGGTGAGCCGTATCTAGATTGCACAGGCGATCTGTTTATGGTTCACATGACTGGGTTCATCACGATCCCTGTGCATGAGACGATTGAGTTTTGGTTGGCTTCTGATGATGGTGGCATCATCAATATCGACGGCAATGAGTGGGGCAACTGGGGCGATCAGGGTTGCTCTGCCACTGAGTCTGGTCAGATAGACATTAGTGCAGGCAGTCAGCCACTCGACTTGTGGATGTACGAGAACGGTGGTGGAACATGCGTGATGTTGGCTTGGAACATTGATGGTCAAGGTTTTGAGATAGTTCCCGATGAAGCATTCACCACCAACTATCAACAACCACCAAATACAACTATCCCTGACACAACTATGCCGGAGACAACCACAACATGGACTACCAGTACCACGACAACTTCTACGACTGTCGAACCAACAACTGTTCCTGCTACAAACCCCTCGACTACTTCGACACCTCAAACAACTTACACATACCCACCAGAGACAATGCCACCAGCACCACCTGCAACGGTTCCTCCACCACCCATAACGATGCCAGCCCCACCAGAGACCATCCCTGAACCACCAGCCACCCTGCCAGTCGTATTACAACCATTCATCCCCCCCATGACCCTGCCCGAATTGCCGACCTACGCTACCGTTCAGCCACCTCAAACGCTACCGTTCGTCACACCCCCAGCCACGATGCCCCCACCCCCAGCCACCCTGCCCTTACCCCCGACAACGGCACCACAGCCACCACAAGCCCCTGAGACGAGCCAACCAGCCAAAGACGCAGAACTCCCACCCATCGCAGACAAAGCCGTTGTCGAAGCCCTAGCCAACATCGAGGAAGCAACCCCAGCCGAAGTCCAAGCCGTCGTCACCGAGCTACTCGCCTTCGCACTGACCACCGACCAAGCCGTCTCTGTTGCATCCGAACCAGCCGTGTTGGAAGTGTTGACGAACGCTGAAGCCGAACAAGTATTTGAGCAGGTTGCTGTTGAAGAACTGTCAACCGAGCAGGCGACTGAGTTGGTGGCTGCTGTGCAGGAAGCACCAACGAAAGTGCGTAAAGCATTTGAGGCTGTGTTGAATCTGTTTGAAGGTTTCGCTGATGATTACACGATGACAAATCAGACTGTGCCTATCAAAACTCGTCGTGCGCTGATCGCCTTGGGTGCTGTATTCTTGGTGTCAGCCCC